TTTATTGAGAATCCATATATAATGTTCAGTAAGGTCTGGTATGACGACTCTTCAAAAACAATGGAAGAGTTGCTCGACTACGACTTCACTCAGCACAAAGGAACCTACGTAAAGCTGATCGTCACCAGCAAGACGAATCCGTTTTGGTTTGACAAGTTTTGCGAGAGTATTGAAAAGCAAGGTATTCTCAACCTTCAGATCGTCGATGATCATCTAAACCTAAATCTTGATGAAGACAGCGAAATCGTCAATGAAGCCGAAAGCACTCTTGACATCTTCATGAAACATATCGATCAAGTCAACTCTCCTAATCTGAACAGGGATAAACTTGAACGAGTGATCGTCGATCTGTATAATCAGGCGATAACTGTAGAATGATTCATTTTGTTAAGATGACCATTTTGATAAATATAATCAAAAAGGAAAACAAATATGGCAAAAGGTATCTACGATAGGACAGAAGCTAAAAAAATTCAATCCGAGAAAGCCAAAAAACGTTGGTTGGAAAGAGGGGACGATTTTCGCGAAATTTTTAAAAAACGAGATTTCTCAAATAACGGGAGGAAAAAAACCTTTCAAAGATTCGACAGAGAATGTGTTATTTGTAAACAAATCTTTGAAATCAATAACTCTAAAGCGGCTGAAAATAAAAAATTTTGTAGTAGAAATTGTTATTTCGAACAACGAAAAGTTTTTTGTAAAACTGACGAATTTAAAGAACAAATGTCTAACATATCGAAAAGAATCGATCGATCGTATATGAAAACTGAAGCGTACGCTGCAGCAACGAGAAATCCAGAAACTCCCGAATACGTTCGATATAGAAACAAAGTTCACAAACTTTCGGAACAAACGTATGTTAAACACATTGATCATATCAATCCCAAAAGATTTCCAAGAACTCTTTGCGGGGTTGAGGGTGGTTGGCAGTTAGATCATATTAAATCCGTTAGACTTTGTTTTGATGAAGGAATAACGGAAGAAGAAGCCGCTTCTTTAAATAATTTGAGAATGCTTCCATGGAGAGAAAATTTGATGAGAAATTACGTTGATAAGCTTTAAAACAATAAGATGGAAAAATTTCCTTTCGACGGGAAACATCTTCACAGAACTAAGCTTGTCTACGCCAGGGACCACTCTGATTGTGGGCGAGAACGGAGCAGGTAAGTCAACCATTCTTGATGCTCTTACTTTTGCTTTGTTCGGTAAGACTTTCAGAAACATCAACAAGCCACAGCTTCTCAACACAATCACTCGTAAAGAGTTGGTTGTGGAGCTCGAGTTCTCTATTCAATCCAATCATTACAAAATCGTCAGAGGCATCAAGCCTGCTGTGTTCGAGGTTTACTGTAACGATAACCTAGTCAACCAATCGGCTGAAATGAGAGACTATCAGGAAGTTCTAGAAAAGAACGTCTTGAAGATAAACTACAAGTCTTTCTGTCAGGTTGTTATTCTTGGTTCTGCTTCTTTCGTTCCTTTTATGCAGCTCCCTGCTTCACAGCGTCGGACGATCATTGAAGACCTGCTAGACTTGCAGGTATTCACTACAATGAATACTTTGCTGAAAGAAAAAGTGCAGGACAATACCAGTCTCATTCAGGATAATGAAAACGACCGAAAGATTGTTGAAGCCAAAATCAAGATGGTCAGGGAACATCTGAAAGAAGTTCAATCTAAGAACGAACAATTCATTCAAGAGAAGAAAACTGCTCTTGCTGACGTTGAAAAGAAGATTGAAGAGGCTAGACTGACTAAAAACCAGCTAGCTGATGTAATCAAATCAAAATCAGATTATCTTACAAACCTCGGTAGCGTTAAGAATAAAGTTGAGAAACTGAAAACTCTTAGAGCGCAGATGGAGATCAAAACTGCTTCTCTCTCAAAGGAGATTGATTTTTTCAATAATCACGACAACTGCCCGACTTGTAAACAAGAAATCAGTTCTGAGTTTAGCTGCGAAATCGTAGAGAAACGTGAGAACGAAATCAAAGAAGTTGAGTCAGGTCTGACGCAGTTGGCGAACAAATATGAAGAAACCAACGCAGAGCTCAGCAAGATAATTGAAATTGATAAGGAATGTGACGATCTTAGAACCAAGGCATCTCATGAAACTCTGAAGATTCAGATGTTTAACGATCAAGTTAGAACGATATCAAAAGAGCTTGATGAAGCTAAAAAAACTTCAAAAGAAAATTCCGATTTGAAGGTTGTTGACTTAGAAAAAGACTTGACTAATCTGTCAAATCATTATAATATACTACAGGAGGACAAGCGTGTCCTGAACGCTGCAGCTTTGTTGTTGAAAGATGGAGGTATAAAGACTCGTATCGTGAATCAATACATACCAGTCATCAACAAGCTGATCAACAAGTATCTGTCAGAGTTCGATCTGTTTGTTGAGTTCAATCTAGACGAGCAGTTCAACGAAGTCATCAAGTCTCGCTACCGTGATGAGTTTAGCTACGCATCTTTCAGTGAAGGCGAAAAGCAGAAGATTGACCTGGCTATTCTGTTTACCTGGAGAGCAGTAGCCAAACTTCGTAACTCCCTGAGCACAAATCTTTTGATTCTCGATGAAGTGTTCGATAGTTCTCTTGATGGTAACTCGGCTGAAGACTTGCTCAAGATTCTACAGAACATCAGCAGAGACTCAAACGTGTTCATCATCTCTCATAGAGACACTCTACACGACAAGTTCGAGAACGTCGTGAAGTTTGTCAAGACAAAATCTTTTAGTAGGATTGCAGAATGAAAGTTATTGATTACCGAGACCCTCAATTGAAAGAGAAGTCGCAACCTTTTGATTTCAAGAACCCACCGTTTGATCCGGTTGAGTTCTCTCAAGAGCTCATCAAGTTTATGTATGATAACAACGCAATCTGTCTTACTGCTCCTCAAGTCGGGATTCCTCTTAGGATCTTCGGTATGCGCGGCGCTCCAGAGAACTTTGTCTGTTTCAACCCAAGAATTGTTATGCCAAGCAATGATCAAATTCGGCTTGAAGAAATAAGCATAACGTATCCAGGGTTAGTCATAAAAGTTAAACGACCACAACACTGTAAAGTTCGTTTTGCTACACCTAATGGTGAAATTAGAACCGAAACATATACAGGGATGACAGCTCGCGCGTTTCAACATTGTATAGACTTTCTCGACGGCGAAATATTCTACAAAAATTCCAACATCATTCACCGTCAAAAATCTTTACAAAAATGGAAACGTATGATCAAGTGATTTTTTGTTTTTAGATTTCAAAGTTTCGGAAATTTTCATTTTAGTTTCTTCCGATTTTCTTTTTCCGATTTTCGCTTCCGACATTTTTTGTCTTGCTTCTTTCGAGATCAATCTAGTTCTGTTTGATTCCGAAATTCGTCGTTTGTGATCATCCGACATTTTTTTCGCCGATTCTGATCTTTTTTTTCTTGTTTCATCCGAGATATTCTTAGCGGATTGAGACATTTTTAAACGAGTTTCTTCTGTATGTTTCGAACAGTAAAAAGATTTTGCGCCATTGTGTCGATTCAACCAACGGTCAGACTGGGCTGCTTTAATTTTTTTGAGAAGTTTTTCTTCCCATAATAAAGATGTAGCGCGGTCATTGAATATTTTTCTGATTTTAATAACGTTGGGTTCGCCGTGTAGTTTTCTGAATTCGGCAACATGTTTCGACGACGTGAAATATGTAACCCATAAATCTTTGGGATTGCAGGTTTTGGCGTGTCTTACGCCATAATACCATCTGTCAAGTTTAGACCAACCGATTAGATATGTATAAGGCTGATAAGTAGTCATAGCTGATGCTCCTATAAAGCGTTAGAGTCAGTGGAGCTGGTAACTCGCGACTGACAATCTTATTTATAGAGAACCAATTTTTAAACTTGACTTTTGATTCGATCCGTATTATAATACGTTATAACATTTCGATAGAAAGATCAAATTTTGAACATTTTCTACGTCGACTCAGATCCCGAGATCGCTGCAAAATCGCTTGTAGATCGACATTGCGTAAAGATGATTTTAGAATCTGCGCAGTTGCTTTCGACTGCGCATCGAGTGCTAGACGGTAGGGAAGTTGCGGGTAAGTCCAAGACTGGTCGCAACGCGAAACGTTGGGTTCTCGACGATGCGCGCGATACTGTTCTGTATCAAGCTACGCACATCAACCATCCTTCTGCCGTATGGGCGCGTAAGTCGGTTGAAAACTACAATTGGCTTGTAGAGCACTTTTTCGCTCTCGGAGAAGAGTACACCTACCGCTACGGTAAGACTCATAAGTGTTTCGGGGAACTCAGCTACCAGCTGCAATCTCCTCCTAAGAATCTGACTAACTATGATATGACGACAATGCCTTCTGCTATGGATCCCGAATACGTTGTCAGCGAAGACCCAATCGTCAACTACCGTAACTACTACAAAATCGGGAAGGCAAGAATGCACTCCTGGAAGAACCGTCAACCTCCTGAATGGATTATTTGATTATGAATAAAGACGACATTGCTCCGCTTTGCATTTCAATTTGTTTTGCTCTTGTGATCATTGCGATGGTTGCGGCAATATATTTTGGAACAGTATCAAACTCTCGCCAGTATCATGAACAAGCAAAGCTTTGTCTTGAAGCACGCGGGTCTTGGGTTCCCACTGCAGGCGGTGGTGCCTGCATCGTTAACAACCGATAGGATTATATTATGACATACGAAATTGAAGATTACGAAATCCACGCTCTCCGTAGCATTCAAAAAAAGCTACACGGTCAAGCTACTGCGATGGGTTGGCACAAGAATCCGCGTGAAATTGGCACGATGATTGCTCTTTGTCACTCGGAACTGTCTGAAGCTCTTGAAGGTGCGCGTAAGAACCTTATGGACGATCATCTAACAGAACGCACAATGCTTGAAGTGGAGCTCGCTGACACTATCATTCGCATTCTTGATCTTGCTGGTCGTGAGGGTCTTGACGTGGCTGGCGCTCTTGACGAGAAGCATCGCTACAACGCAAATCGAGCGGATCACCAATTACAAAATCGCATGGCTGATGGTGGAAAAAAGTTTTGACTTTTCCATATATACGTAGTATAATGCAATTAGTCAATAAGGAGACCTCAAATGGTTAAGACACTTGTAATCAAAGCTATCGATGCCGAAGATACCCTAGGCACTTTCATCACTAATGACCGATACGATATTGTGATTCAAGAAGATACTGATATGTATGCCGAAACAGTTACGGGCGATCTTACTGAAGACAATATCATTTTCAAGTTTCGCAGGAATGTTTTCACCAAGGAAGAGTGTGATTTTGCGTATGCTGGTCTAAGGGAAGCAGCAACTGAGTCGCAAAACCGTGGTCTTGCTGCTGGTCCGCGTGGCGAAATCCTCGGATCTCAGGGTCGTCAGCATCGCGATTGGGTGACCGAGTATCATCAAGATATTCTTGATTTCTTTCTCCGCCCTGATAATGCTATCTTTCAAGAAGATACTATCGAATCAATTCGTGCGGAACATGCAACAAACTCAAAGAAGGAAGAGACTCGAGGTCGCGTTTGGCTTCGTTCTGAAGTTTGTAAGCATTATCCGGAATACCACGGTTGGTTTGATAAGTGGGTTGATGGTCTTCACAATCTGTCGCGCGAAGATCAGCGAAAGGAAGCCAACAACGTTCTGAGCAATTACATTTCTGAGACCAACTACGCTCAGTCAGTCATGTCTGGTATCGCCGGCTATTTCGACCGTTATCCGCGTATCCCATACGGTCGTGCTACCTCATACACCGAGAAGAATCTCGAAAAGTTTGCGCTTTGTTATCCTTACCTTCGTAAGCTGAATCAACAATTCAAGGAACTAATCCCCGGAAGATGGAAGGCTCAACGTAATGAAGCTGACAAGCTCGATCCTAGATTTCTTATTGATGACACTGTCTTTACTACTCTTACTGTCAATCATAATTGGCGCACAGCCTGCCATCGCGATGCTGGCGATCTCACTGTGGGTTTCAGTAATATTTGTGGAGTCACTGGACCGGAAGGTAAGGGATGGAAAGGTGGTCAGTTCATTCTTCCTGAGTATCGGATTGCTATCAATCTTCAACCTGGCGATATGTTGCTGGTCAACAATCACGCAGGTATTCACGGCAATGATGAGCTGATTGGTGAAGACAACGATCGTATGACCATCGTTGCTTATTTCCGCGAGAAGATGACTGAGCTGAAGTCTTGGGGCTACGAGCAGCTTCGTAAGCAGTACATAGAAGAACGTCGTGCCAATCGTGACCACAAGTATTATCGTCCGCTCTGGAATGGTGTCTCGCCCTCTATGTGGGACGAAGAAGAGTGGCATGATTATATGAAGAAGCACAACATGCCAGATCCTTATGCGGCATCAGTTGCAACAAGTTTGGAGTCGTTCTTCGAATGATTGTGACTGTTCAGTCTGCGAATAGATCTGAAAAAGTCGGAGCTCTCTTAAAAAAGATTGCTCCGATTGATCCTATCTTTTATGTTCCTGTGTGGCAGATTGAAGATTACAAATCTGCTGGCGCAAAACAGATCGTTGGCGTAGAGGGTGTTATGCCAATGAAACCAAAACAGCTTAATGCTGCTCTTAATGATTATAAGGGTCAAACAATAATTACTATGGATGACGATTTTGTCGGATGTGTATCAGTGACGCCTGATAAGAAAGCTAAAGGCTGTTCTCTTAAAGATCTAATAGAACAGACGCTAGAAGAATTTAAAAAAACTGATGCTGAATTGGCAGGATTCTCAACAACTTCTAATCCTTTTTTTCTGCGCACTACCGAGAACGAGAGTTTCGGTATGATTACTGGGCAGATATTGTTTCACAAATCTAATGGTGTTTTATTTGATGAAGCGATGAATGAGATGGAAGATCTTGAGTATATCATTCAGCACCACTTACATAAAGGTATATTGAAGATAAACAGGTTTGTCGTAAATTTTCACATCTTTGGACGAAACGAAAATGACGATGCTAAATACTCTGGCGGTTATAAAGGGTTCAGGACTAAAGAGACTGAATTCAAAACTTATAACTATATGAGAAACAAACATCCTACAGCTTTTTCTAATAAGGTAGAATACAATAAAACTGCTGATATACCTAAGAGAGTTATGTGGGAAAAATTGACAGATCGCGATCGCGGTGGCGCGACTTTATTTTGAGGTGATTTATGATTGATTATGAAATTGCTATCCCGTCCTACAAAAGACCAGAGACTATCAAGAAGAAGACCCTGAAGGTTCTGGAGGGTCACAATATTCCTCCAGAAAAAATCAACATCTTCGTTGCCAATGAAGAAGAGTTCGATATTTACAGTAAGTCTCTAAAGGATACACCGCATAATAAGATTGTTCTTGGTGTTCCTACGATCGGAGCGCAACGAAACTTCATCGAGCGTTGGTATCCCGAAGGAACCAAGCTTATGATGTTTGATGATGACGTTGAAGAAGTGCAGCGTAAAATCAGCGAACAAAAGCTTGGACCGATTGATGACCTGTACGAGGAAATCATCAAGCGTGGTTTTGATGAGTGTGATAATATTGGTTCTAAGACGTTTGGTATCTATGCAGCCTCTAATGCCTATTTCATGAAGGATCGTGTCTACACCAAACTTTGCTATATCATTGCATCGATGTTTGGTGTTGTTGTTGAACATCACGATGACCTGCAAAGGATTACGAATCACGGCGAAGACTATGAGTACTCGATTCGTCAGTACATTCGCAATGGCGTTCTCTGTCGGTTCGATAACTACACTGTGAAGTCTAACTATTACAAAGAAGATGGTGGTCTGCAGACTATCAGAACCAAGGAATACGTTCACGAATCAATTTCTAAGATCGCCGAAATGTTCCCTGAATACTGCACCATGTATATTCGTGAAACTACAGGCAACGCCGAGCTTCGCCTGAAGGACACTCGTAAGGAAGCTGGCGCTAGTATTGAAAGTTTCTTTTTATGAGCAAAATTGACTATAAGTATGATGAAGGGTTGATCCTCCAGGATTTTCTCGCCTATATAGATAAGACGTACGGTGAGCACTACAAAGCATCTGACAACATTGAGTGTTTTGATGCTTGGATCGCATTAGGCGATGCCACCACTACTTTCCGAGACACAGCAATCAAATACCTTTGGCGCTACGGAAAGAAAAACGGAAACAACAAAGCCGACCTAACAAAAGCAATGCATTACATCTTACTGATGATGTATAATGATCACTACAAACAAAAGGATTAGATCATGGAAATCTCTATTCAAATTGAAGAACTTCGTAAGCGTAAGCTGTTTCTCGCCGCTCCAATGTACGGTGGACAATGTGCTGGTATGTTTGCCAAGTCCGTAGCAGACTTATCGTCTATCTGCACCTCGAACGGTATCGAGCTACGCTCTTACTTCCTGTTCAACGAATCGCTCATCACTCGCGCGCGAAACTACTGCGTTGATGAGTTTATGCGTTCTGACTGCACTCATATGATGTTCATTGACTCGGACATCGGGTTTGATCCACGTGACGTTCTTGCGATGCTTGCGTTACAGGGCGAAGATACAGAATACGACGTTCTTGCTGGTCCGTATCCTAAGAAGTGCATCAGCTGGGAAAAGATTAAGCTCGCTGTTGACAAGGGTGTTGCTGACGAAGATCCGAACGTTCTTGAAAAGTTCGTTGGTGACTACGTATTCAACCCGAAGGGTGGCGGTGGAAACATTCGTATCGATCAGCCGGTCGAGGTTATGGAAGTCGGCACCGGATTTATGATGACGCGTCGTTCAGCTTTCGAGAAGTTTGAAAAGGCATTCCCTCATTACAGCTACAAGCCTGACCATGTTCGCACCGAAGCTTTTGATGGTTCGCGTGAGATTATGCAGTACTTCCAGGCTGAAATTGATCCTGCTTCTAAGCGTTATCTTTCGGAAGACTATTGGTTCTGTCAGAAGATGATTGAGATCGGCGGTAAGATTTGGTATTGCCCATGGATTAAGCTGCAGCATGTAGGCTCTTACATCTTCGGCGGTTCTCTTATTGATCTTGCTTCTATCGGCGCTCCTGCGACCGCTGACATAAATCAGTTGGGCAAGAACAAGAAAAAGTCTTGACTTTTCCCAAGTTTACCTTTATAATGACGTTACTGTGATATTGAACATGGAGATATATAATGCAACTTAGTGCCAAGACTATCAATGTTTTCAAGAACTTCGCGACGATCAACACTTCGATCGTCCTGAAGCCTGGGAATTTGGTCGCGACCATTTCCCCCAACAAGACTATCATGGCGCGCGCGACTGTGCCAGATGAGTTCCCTGCAGTTACCGGTATATTCGAGCTGAATCGATTTATTGGTGCATTGTCTATGTTTGAAAATCCGGAGGTTGAATTCGGTAATCAAACTATTGCGATTCATTCCAATAAGCAGTTTATGAATTACCCTTTCTGCGAAGTTTCCAACATCATGGTTCCTCCGGAGAAGGAAATCAAGCTTCCTTCCGTGGATGCTGAGTTCAATCTCAGCAACAAGGATATTCAGAGTGTGATGAAGGGTTTGGGCGTTCTGAACCTGCCTGAAATTGCTGTTGTTGGTGATGGTGCGAATATGTATCTTTGTGCCATCGACTCTAAGTCTGGTTCTTCTGGCGAATATAAGATCTCTGTTGGCGAAACAGATAAGGCATTCCGTGCCATCTTCCGCCCTGAGAATATGAAGATCATGGACGGCGACTATCAGGTCCAGATTTCTTCTAAGGGCATCTCTAAGTTTGTTGGTATCGAAGCGACTTACTGGATTGCTGTGGAAGCCTCTAGCAATTTTTGATAATGAAAGATGGAGGGCAGTTAACCCTCCATCTCCACCCAGAGAAAGACAATGCCTACAAAGAGAGCAAGAGCGCAAGCAACTGCAGTAGTTTCCAGAAAGTTAGCTGGAGATTTAGTTGTTATGAACGTATTCGGTAAACAAACGCCGAATATGGTTCGTTGTGAGTGTGGAGAGTGGAAGTTCAAATCCGAATTTTACCTCGAAAGTTCCAGTAAAAGAAAACATCCCTGGCAAGTCAGGTTTCAATGCACTCCTTGCTGGGACCAATTCCATGGCAAGAAGCTCCAAGTTTCCCAGCCAATAACAAAAACCCTTGAATCGTTTATGGAAAAAGAAGATGCTTGAAGAATTCCTCTGGGTTGAACGCTACAGACCTAAGAAGATCGAAGAGACTATTTTGCCTGCGGACCTGAAGCAGACGTTTCAGCAGTTCGTCGATCAAAAGAACGTTCCTAATCTTATTCTATCCGGTTCTGCCGGAGTGGGTAAGACCACCGTCGCCCGAGCCATGCTTGAAGAGCTCGGCTGCGATTATATCGTGATCAACGGGTCTATGAATGGCAACATTGATACGCTCCGTAACGATATCCTCAACTTCGCCTCGGCTGTTTCTTTGAGCGGTGGGCGAAAGTACGTCATCCTTGATGAGGCTGACTACCTGAATCAAAACTCAACTCAGCCTGCCCTCCGCAACTTCATGGAGGAGTTCTCTAAGAACTGCGGGTTTATCCTGACCTGCAACTTCAAGAATCGTATCATCAAGCCTCTTCATTCTCGGTGCTCTGTCATCGATTTCAAGATCGGCAAGAAGGATATGGCGAAGCTCGCTGTTCAGTTCCTGAAGCGCACCGAGTGCATTCTCAAGAACGAGAACGTTGAGTACGAAAAGGTTGTGCTGGTTTCTGTCATTGAATCTTTCTTCCCAGATTGGCGTCGAGTTCTCAACGAGCTTCAACGCTACTCAGCCCTGGGTAAGATTGACAGCGGTATCCTGAGCAGCTTTCAGAATGTGTCGATGCAGGAGTTGTTTGCTGCCTGTAAGGCGAAGAAGTTCGAAGACGTTCGTAAGTGGGTTCACGATAACTCCGACCAGGATCAGAACACCATCTTCCGTTCTGTTTACGAAGCATCAGATGCCTATGTCGCCAAGAAGACTATCCCGCTCTTGGTTTTGAAGATCGCCGACTACCAATATAAGGCATCCTTCGTTGTTGATCAGGAAATCAACCTCCTGGCATTCTTCGTCGAGCTGATGATGGAACTTGAATGGCAGTGAAGCCCAAAAAGAAGGAGTCTTCAGACAAGGAGACTCTTTCAACTCTCTTCGGTCGGATTGCAATCAAACCCGAAGCTGAGGAGGAAAAATGGGGAACAGGCACTAACATCTGGTCCTTCGTCAACTCCATCTCAGAGGAAAAGAACTATCTCTTTGACGATGACACTGCCAAGGAGTACACACCATTCACCATCAATCGTGCGTTCTCTATCCATATTGATACACTGCATCATGCATCGTTGATGAACCAGTGTTACAACCTCGATAAGAAGATGCAGCATGACTATCTTTTCTACGCACTTCCTAAGAAGGTTCGTCGTAAGAAGTGGCTGAAGAAGAGCGATGAGGAGAAGCGAGAAATCAAGCTTCTTGAAGATGTGGCTCAGGTAATAGGATATAACTTCAATAAGACCAGAGCGTTCTGGAAGGTTCTATCAGAAGATCAGCGCAAAGAGTTCCTCGCGAAGTACGTTTATCTGGAAACTAAAGACTTGAAGGTAAAACAGAAATGACACTAAATAAAAGCAAAAACTGCTTTTGTGAGGTAACTTATGTCTTTGTTAAATACATTATTGGAGGTGAGCATAGCTGAAGAAGAAGATTTCCTAAAGATTAAGGAAACTCTTACGCGCATTGGTGTTGCCTCCAAAAAAGAAAAGAAACTGTACCAGTCCTGCCACATTCTACACAAACGTGGCAGATATTACATCGTTCATTTCAAAGAGTTGTTTTTGTTAGATGGTAAGCATTCTGATTTCAGCGATGAAGATAAGGGACGCAGAAACTCTATCGCCAATCTTTTAGAAGAATGGAATCTAGTCAAGATCCTAGATGCAGACAGATTCAATGAGCCAATGGCTCCTATGAGTCATATCAAGATCTTACCTCATAAAGAAAAGTCGGAATGGATTTTAGAGTCAAAGTACTCTATTGGTTCTAAGAAACGCCTAAAACCTCAAGAGAATCTTTCTTAGCTCTCCATTCGATCCATTGTTGTTTGGCTTTTTCCGATATTTTGGTGCGAGTTTCTTCGCTGATTCGTCTTCCTTTGTTCTTTTTAGCTGCTTTCGCTCTAGCCTCTGGAGTATGAAAAGCAGCTACTTTTTTAGCTTTCGTTTCATCGCTCACGTTTTTAGCCGCAAATGAAAGTTTCGCTCTAGTTTCTTTACTAATATTTTTTCTAGAAGCTGACATGTTAGCTTTACATTGATCGGAAAATGGTTTACGTTTTTTTCCGGTTTTTGCTTTGGATATAGCAGCGCCAATCTTTTTTAGTGTTTCTTCGTTTCTATTTTTTACGGCGAAACTCATTTTTTCTCGAGTTTCTTTGCTAACAGAAGTTCCAGAAGCTCCATCGCCACCGTCTGTCAAGTTTCTCAATATTCCTGTTTTCAGATCTTTACGACCGTACCAACGGATGTAACGTCTTTCTAGAGCACAAGCTCCGACATCAGAAAGATTAGTTTCCAGAAAAACAATTCTTGAATGGTCTTTTGGAATTGAAATACGGTGTTTGTTATAGACTCTTTTGCCTTTACCTTTACCAATATAATAAGGGGAACCGTCTTCTCTAAGATAGGCATACACGTAATGATGATAAGTAGACATGTGCTGATGCTCCTTTCTAGCGTTAGAGTCTGTGGATGTTGGTAGCATCGTGACAGACAACTCTATTTATATGATGAGATTCTTTATCAAGAAAGCGAAAAAAACAATGCTAAAGTGGCTAATAAAAAAAACTAAACCCATCATTCTGAGATCAGAGGAGCTTCAGCAAGTCACCGAGCTTCTGTTTCCGCCTCTTGAAACAGTTGAAAGAGACGAGGGCTTGGTGATTCAGGTGGATTATTCTGTAGACAGCAATCTACAATCCGCTCTGTATGATCTCGAGGAAGGTAACAACGATAAGGTTGTTCAGAACACAATCAGAAAGGCGATTGACCAACTGATTGAGGTTCGTAAGATCCTAAGAGCTTATCCGGAACTGGATGAACGAGCCAAGTACGTCATCGTTGACACGCCAGATCAAAACAAAAAAGAGGTGGAAGCCGAGTAAGCTTCCACCTCTCATCATTTTAGGATAGTTTCGAAACTCAGTTACGGCAGCAGGTGACACGGGCGAACTTCGCGAAAAACTAAATAGGGTTGTTATCAAAGGATTTCTCTTTTATGAATACACCCTACACATACTTAATCGGTTGGTCCGATCTTAACGCCTGGTATTACGGCGTGAGATTTTCAAAAAAATGTAGTCCAGAAGAGCTTTGGAAAACTTATTTTACGTCGTCGAAACACGTAAAAAAATTCCGCGAAGAACATGGAGAACCTGACGTTGTTGAAATAAGAAAGATATTCCAAAGCGAACAACTGGCTCGATTGTGGGAGCACAAGGTTTTAAAAAGATTGAACGCTCCAAAAAACGATAAGTGGTTGAATAAAACGGATAACAAATCGATTTATAACGACAAAGAAACCTGCGCGAAAATCGCCCTGGCCAACACAGGAAAAAAGAGGTCAAAACCGCACCCAAGCAAAGGTAATCCACTTCCTGCTAACAGAGGAAAAATCCCCTGGAATAAAGGCAAAAAGAACGTGCAATTAATAACGGAAGAAATGAAAAAAGAGAGAAGCGAGTTGACCAAAAAACGTTGGGAATCGGGCGTGTATTCTCGCCGTCCCAAACCTACTGAGGAATCCAATCTTAAAAGAAAAGAAACTCTACAGGGCAGGACGTTCAACGAACAACACAGAGCGCGTCTCAGTGAGAACAAAAAGAAATACTACGCAGAGCGTAGACTTAGGAACGAGTGCACGTAATCTTTGCGATTTTCTTCCAGTTTGCCGCACCCTTGCGACGGATCGCACCAATCTTCAGTGCCATGCGCAGGGAAAGCTCGCGCAGGCGGTCCTGGTTGTCCTCAATGAAGTCAACCACATCAAGCTGCGCTTCATCAGTAAGACCGATGTTACGCAGAAGACCATGACGAATCACCTGACGAATGCGGATCAGGTAGTCGCGCTTGGTCTTCATCGCCAAGTCCATGTAATGCGCACGAGAAACCAGAGCCTGCAGGTGCGGAGCAAGCTTGCTACCGCGCTCGATCATCGCGTCAAAATCATAGTTGGTGATAAAGATAATCGTGCCTTCAAACTGGAAGCTCTTGGGCAGGCGCTCGGCAGTCTCTTCGTCAATAAGAGTGCCTTCGGTGATGTAAGAAATCACGCGACGCTCGCTGGTATCACAAGCTGCCTTCAGCAGATTGACAGCAGTGTCATCAAGGAACACCTCATCGGCGTCATCGAACACCAGAACCTGACCGGCACCACGGTGCGAGTGTAGCAGCTTGTAAAGACCAGGAGCCTTGATATAACCCTTCACGATCTTGTGGTTGATCGCGTTAGGGTCCCAGGCATTGAGAGCCTTCTCAACCGTGTAGGACTTGCCGAGACCGGCAGGACCGGACACGATCAGCGCACGGGCATCGCCCGAGATCGCCGCGTCGGTCATCGTCTCAAGAATCTCAAAACGGTCAGCCAGCTTGGCTTCGATTTCGGCATCGGTCTCAACGACCACCGGAATCTGGGCAGGGGCGACGTTAAGAATCTTAGCGATCTTAGCAGCGCCACGAGCGCCACGGGGAGCGCGAAAACCGGACTTAGGAACACCACGAGGCATCAGATTTTTCCCTTCACGTTATATTGTCATATTAACCTAAGAAGGATAAAAAGGCAAGAGAAATAAAAACGAACGATAACAGTGGGTTAAGAATTCTAAGAAGCTAAGACGTTGAAAACTAAGAATATTATTTTTCCCGATTTTTTTATTTTTTTCGAAAAAAATAATCCCTAACGATTTCAATGGGTTGTAAAACGCTGATTGCTAAGTCATTGATTTCATTCAAAAAGAAAAATCTTGCTTTTTTTCCAGTTTTAGGGTAAGATGAGTTTATAAGATGAAAGGAAAAAACTGATGACCCAATTCTTCGCTATGAATGTTGAAAAAGCCGCTGTTTTTGAGTTCGGTTCTGACTTTACGTTTGAATCGGCTTATGAATATATTTTGAAGGCTGATTGTGACCCTGAAGCTGAGTTTATGCCGGGGTTTGATTTTATTTTTGTTGATGATGACGGTGATGAATATATTTTTGAAATGGGGTGCTGGGCTCCCCGTGATATGTAAAAATGCCTTAACAACCTGAAAGGAAAAATGATGCCCTACGTGATTCAATTGGCTGACGGAAGTTTCGCGCCCAAAACGCGTGGTAATCCTCATGCGAAAGATTTGCAGAGCGCAGGCGTGTGGTTGTCTTTATCTGCAGCTACCAAGCAGTTAGACCCTCGGCATTATTGGCAGCGCGGCGAGGAAGGCGAAGGTCTTCCCGGTAAACCGAAGCCCAACAATGGCGCGCACGTGCGCGAAGTGAAGTTGGTTTTCGTCGACTAAAAATACTGCTTGACTTTTTCGCCGATCCCGGTATAATCAGTAATGTGATGAAAGGATTGAAGATGCAGATTCGAACGTTTGATATTACCGGAGTTTCTGTAGCTATCGTCGATGAGATTGAGGCTGCCGCACAGTTCTACGGCGAACTGTTGATGGGCAAGACTCTCATCAAGAACCTGAAGATTCGGTTGGTCTTCAGTAAGACTCAAGGTAATAGCGCTACATGGGAAGATGATATTGCTCGCCCGCGCGAGTTTAATATTACTCTTGAGAAAGGGATGAGTAAACGCGAAACATTCATTTCCCTAGCCCATGAAATGGTGCACGTCAAGCAGTACGCTACTGGCGAGCTTCGCGACTATATGAGCAGCTCTAAGCTGCAACGTTGGCGCAATGAGAAGCGCGACTGGTCCCAGGTTGAGTACTGGGATCTGCCCTGGGAGATTGAGGCATACGGTCGCGAGCGAGGGCTGTACGTTCGGTACGTTGATCACGTCAAGGCTCTAAAATTCCTTGACAGCCTCAAAAAAAATGCTTGACTTTTTTATAAAAACAGGCTATGATGCTTTTATGATGATGGAGCGAACGATGAACCCGATTACTTTGAGCCAGCGCGAATATGCTACGCTGGTTGCCGGTTATGAGCCCTCGGACGAAGAAATCTACGAGCTCATGATGGACTACGAAGATTGGGTTCGAACAACAGGAGACACAGGAGATTATGAAAATGCGCCAGGTCCGTAAGCGTAATCCTATCGCCAGGGCACTCCGCTCTCCGCTATTCCGTAAGCGGGTTGTTGAGAGCAAGAAGGTCTATAACCGTAAGAAGTTGAAGGAGAATATCGATGGCAAAGCGTGAAACTGCTGCTGAACGTGAAGCTCGCTATGCAGAGGAAGTTCAAGCTAATATGGCAAGGTTCGAAGCTGAAAAGCCCTTGCGGCTACTTCGAGTTCTGGCACTTGCTCAAACCCATCATCTTACAACGTATTTTTCTTACGATGATGCAATCGATAATGCTAGCATAAAGATCATGGGTCATGATTACGAGGTATATCTTGAATCTGATTATTATGGATTGGATGAATATAAATTTAGCAATATTGAATATGAGCTGGATGCACTGGACGAGGAGTTGAAGGAAAAGCAACGACTGGCTGAGCTGAAGAAAGTGGCTCTGTCTAAGTTGACTAAGGAAGAACAACAACTCTTGGGACTGCTGTAAACCATTCGTAAGAAGCTGAAGGAGAATATCGATGGCAAAGCGTAAGACGATCGACGTTCGGTATCTTGTTGAAACCGTCAACGAGGCACTCCGGACTTCGACGACCGATCCTAAGACTCGGCTGGGCATGATTGCCATTCTCGAGGATGTTCTGCATAAGACCGGTAACTATCGCGGTTATCGCTACCTCACGATTTCCGAAGTGCCGGAAGGCGAACATTTGCCAGGCGTTCACTACTACGGTGGTGAACCTCTGCCCTATCCGGATCGGTTCTACAACACCGATTATACTCGCATTCAATATCATACGGGAGAATGAACAATGAGCAACTATCCTAACATGTCCTATTGCGCTTTTGAGAACACCTCTCGGGCGATTCGTCAGCTGATGCAGATGATCGGCGAAGCTATTGACGAAGGCGAACCGTTGTGCATGTCTTCTCGTGATGAGAAGTTTGCGTTCCACGAGATGCCTGCGTTGCTTGAAGATCTCAAGGATATGCTAGACCAGTATGACGAGCATTTTGCAGAAGTTGAAGAGGATGAAGAACGATGAGTGATTCGCCATGCTCAAAATGCACTCTGCGCCCTGGGCAGACTTGCTCTAATCCGTATTGTCCGGGTCTGGCTGCTTATAAGCTACTCCGTCGTGAGGTGATAGAGCAAGATTGGCGGAGAGTCAGGCACCAGCAGCCTATGGGTTGCATCTGTCCGCCAACCAGCGAGCAGACCTGTATGAACCCTCTTTGCCCGCGAAAAAATAATCTAAAAACCTGAAAAAAGTGCTTGACTTTTTTACGGAATGGGGGTATGATGATAATATGATGAACGAGGGAAAAAAGATGTTCGAAGTCACTCTGAAGTCCGGTCGCAAGATCGTGTCGCGTACGAAGTTCTCTAACATGGACGAAGCTTTTTACTTCATCTCTCAGAATGAGCGGAAGTATACCTGCGAGTTCATTGACCTCGCTTATTTCGGACGTAACTGACAATGAAAGCCGAATATGTAGGTTTGGGTTTCGGTAATGCTCTTGCCATGGTTATTTCTTTTCACGAGAATAACCACATCGGTTGGGCGATCCTACACGGTATCTTCAGTTGGTTCTACGTGCTTTATGCGTATTTTTTTGTTCGTTGAAAGGAAAGAACATGACAACTTATCAAGGTGTTAAGCAAGATTTTAGGTTCGAGCTATACTCAGAAAACAGCGCCACTGAATCTGGTGCGCCAGTTACTGACGTTGTGCACGTCGAGATGCGAGGTGCTGATCTAAACGTCACAGATATCTTGGCTAGGTTCCAAGAGTTCTTGATGGCTTGTGGTTATGCATCTACTTTTACCCAAAAGCGAATTGATCTTGTAGACATCTATAAGTAAGAATAAGCCCACTTAGCCCAGCGGTAAACGTCGGTATAATATAAATACGTCTAGCGGTTAAGGAGTAAGACGTATGCCTAAAATGATTTCAGAGAGTGTAATAACGACAGAACTATGTTCATACGGATGTGGTTTTGTTGCAAAATATCGGAACAAGTCCGGGAAACTATCTTGTTCCGAATCATCAAATCAATGCGAAGCTAACAGACTGAAAAATAGCAGAGGGCTGAAAGAAGCCAATTCTTCTGGTAAAAGAAACGCTAAATTGATTTACGCTTCTCTTCCAAAAGAATCAAAACTTCGTATGAGTTGGAATAAAGAAAAAAGTAACGCAGACTTTTCTTATGACGGTAAAGGTTCGCATAAGAAAGTTCTTATTAAAGAACGAGGACATCGTTGCGAAAGTTGTGATCTTGCAGAATGGTTATGTGAACCTATTCCGCTGGAACTAGAACATAAAGATGGAAATAACAGGAACAACGTAAAAGAAAACTTGTTACTGTTATGCCCTAACTGTCATGCTAAAACTAAGTTTTATAGAGGCAAAAACATAAATACTGGTAAGATTAAAGTTTCTGACGAAGAAATCCTTACAGAACTAGAAAAGGGTCTTACCATTCGTCAAGTCTTGTTGAACGTCGGATTAACGCCGAAGGGCGGTAACTACGATAGAGTCAACAAGTTAAGATATTGCTCCCTTAGCCCAATTGGAAGAGGCATCTGATTTAAGCTCAGTGTGGTGTCAGTTCGAATCTGACAGGGAGTACCAAAAAAAGTCAAAAATACTCCTTGACTAATCGAAAAATCTAGGGTATGATGACTATATAAGAATGAGTTTAGGGATTGATTCAGCAAACAACCTCGCTAAACATTGTAGACTTAGCGGTCAAGACAATCCCGATTAGTTTTAGGAAGCTTCCAGCAAACCATTATAGCTCAATGGTAGAGCAATCGTCTTGTAAACGATAGGAGCGGTTCAAATCCGCGCTTAAAGCTTCCTGTTCTCTTTTAGAGTGGATACAGCAACACCTTCGGCACTAAAGTGCCTCCGGAACAGTCGGCGAGCTTCGGCGAACCTGACAACTTGTTTTTCGATTTCTCAAGGATAAAAAGGAAGTAGGAACCACTCTGTTTACTTTTAGGATCTTTTCGGCAATATCTTTTTTAGTTGGTTCGAATCCAACATTTTCCGAGGGAAAATGCGCTCTTGGTAGAGCAAAAGAGATCCTGTCTATTTTAGGTTGAGTTCAGCATCTAACAAAGCTCTTCGAAAAAAGCCAAAAGTTCAACCTGTAACATCATGGAGAATAAAATGAATACTTTCGCTAACGCAGTTATCAACCAGGAAGCTCGTACCGAGAATGGTATGAAGGCAAGAGCCTCTACAGCTTCCGCTTGCGTCGATCTGTTCTTCAAGATTGGAGCTATGCGTGGGCAGGATCCGATTCCTGCGTTCACAGCAGCTTTCGTTGAAGACTTTGATGTCGCCACTCGTATCGTTCTTTGGGCGCGCGATGTGCGCGAGGGTGCGGGCGAGCGCGAGATCTTCCGTAAGATTCTTAAGCACTCTGTGAAGAACGTTCCTGACACCGTTCAGCATCTGATTGATAAGACTCCGCAACTGGGTCGCTGGGACGACCTGCTGGTTCTTATTGACGACGAAGTTGACGACAACATCCAGGAGTACGTTATCCGTAAGATCGCAACCGCTCTCATCAGCGGCGACGGTTTGTGCGCTAAGTGGATGCCGCGTAAGGGTCCTGTAGCATTCAAGCTTCGCACTGCTCTACAGCTGTCTCCGAAGCAGTATCGTAAGCTTCTGGTCAATCGGACCAAGGTTGTTGAGACTCAGATGTGTGCTAAGGATTGGGACAACATCAACTTCTCCCACGTTCCTTCTCTTGCAGCTTCTCGCTACAAGAAGGCATTCAATCGTAACACTTCAAAATACAAGGAGTGGGCTGAGAAGCTGGTCAAGGGTGATAAGACCGTCAAGGTTAACGCTGGCGCTGTCTATCCTTACGACGTGCTGAAGGGAGTTTCTAACTACGCTTACGGAGTGCCGTCTCTCGATAACACAGAGCTCGATGTCGTAAAGGCTCAGTGGGAGGCTCTACCGAACTATATCGGTGACGCCAACGTTCTTCCGCTGGTTGACGTGTCTGGTTCTATGGTAACCACCATAGGTGGTAGTAAGACTATCGCTATGGATGTTGCTGTTAGCCTTGGGCTTTACTGCGCTGATAAGAACACGGGTAAGTTTAAGGACACGTTCCTGACTTTCTCTGAATCTCCTCAGCTGCTTAATCTGAAGGGTAACATCCTACAGAAGGTGCAACGGATGGTAACGTCGAATTGGGGGATGAACACCAACCTTCACGCTGCGTTCAACAAGATTCTTGATGTCGCGCTTAAGGGTAAGGTTCCTCAGGAGGAAATGCCTCAGACTCTGCTGATTATGTCTGATATGCAGTTCGATGCTTGCGTTAAGCAAGACGACTCTGCTATTGAGATGATCCGCCGTAAGTATGAGGAAGCTGGTTATCAGATGCCGAACGTTGTGTTCTGGAATCTGAATGCTAGGGATAACGTTCCTGTGAAGTTCAACGAACAGGGAGTTGCTCTAGTTTCTGGTTTCAGCCCATCCATTCTAAAGGCAGTCCTGTCTGGCGATATGGAGAACCTGACTCCGGTTGGCGTTATGATGAAGACTCTTATGGTAGAACGTTACGCATAAATAGTCACTCGCGAGGCGGACTAGTTTCCGCCTCTTTTTTTGCCGGTGTGGTGTAATGGTA